GGGGGGGGGGGGGGGGTAGTGAAAAACCGCCTCTTCCCGCTGAAAGAAAACCTCACGCTCAAAACTGTAGAAAATGCTCTTCATGGGCTGGCGAGTGCTGGATTGATTGCTCTGTATGTGTTTGAGGGCAAGCGCTTCCTTTACCTACCAACATGGGGCAAGTATCAGACGCAGCGTGCGAAGGTAAGCAAATTCCCGTCGCCTGATGACGGGAAACAAGCGGACGAAATCATTTGCAAGCAAATGCGTGCAGATGTTCCCGTATTCGAGAATCGAGAATCGAGAATCGAATTCGCTATTCGAGATGCGGAAGATAGCGCGGAGCCGCAAGCGGCATCCACGCCGCCAGCAATCTCTCTGCCGCTGAATGATGGAACGGGATATTCCGTTTCCGTGGAGCAATGCCAGGAATGGGCGGGCTTGTACCCTGCTGTCGACGTGATACAGCAGCTGCGGAACATGAGGGGCTGGTTGGACGCAAATCCGGCCAAACGGAAAACAAAGCGCGGGATCAATGCGTTTATTGTCCGCTGGCTGGCAAAAGAACAGGACAAGGGCGGAACACAGCCTGCACAGTACAGCCGCGCTGCAAAGCCCGGCTACGGTGTGCAGGGGCACCATGACCCGCTGAATCCGCTGGAAGAGGCTGCTGTCAACCGGCTGTTCGAGAAACCGCCGAAGGGCGCGGAGAAAATGCGGCACGGCATACAGGCCCACGGGGAGGAACTGTCTGCGTTCCAACTGGCGGCGATAGACAAAATGCTGAACGAGGAGGAGGACAAAAACAAATGAGTAAACCCAAATACATGAAAGGCGATTGCATTCGATCACTGGACGATTTGGTGCTGCAAGAAAACATCTTCTAGAACGGGAGAATTTGGAATCGAAAGTGGTTCATGAACCTAAGGAATGGAGGATATATGATAGACGCGAAGGAAATCGTGCAGGCGCTGCGGTGCACGTCTACACCGGGCGACCATACAAGTAACTGCGAGCAGTGCCCATACTGGAAGAAAGAACAGCTGAACGGGCGGCTCAAAGAGAAGTTGGGAACGGATACATGGACAAGCTGCGACGTTGACAAGGTTGGAATGGACGCAGCCGACCTCATCGAGCGTCTGACCGCCGAGAACGCGGCGCTGCGGGAGAAACAGAGGTGGATTTCCGTGACAGAAAAAACGCCAGAGTATGATATGCCGCAGCTTGCGCTAAATGCTGACGGGGATGCACTCATTGCAAATTACGCATACGGCGAATGGTTTGATACATGGGGGCAAGACGTGGAGGTCACCCACTGGATGCCGCTGCCGGAAGCGCCGGAGGGGAATAATGCCACCTAAAGAAAATCTTGAAAGAGCTTGTGAAGAGTGCATCCATTTTTTTGCGTGCTCCAGACAATGCGGCGAGCCGATGGCACAGCGTAGCGCCACTGGCTGTGAGTGCTACGAGACGGTTAAAAGCAGTATGGCGTATTATGTCGGGACACTGGATGGAGCCAAAGGAAAAATCCCAAATCGCCTCCGCGAGCTTGCCGAGGCAGACAAGGACGGGCGCGTGGTGGTGCTGCCGTGCAGGCAGGGAGATGAACTGTGGACGTACTGCAATCACCCGGTTAAGCGGGTATATAGTTTTACCGTATCGGATGTGAGCACGCTGAACGGGCGAACCGTGCTGAATACGCTAGGGCTCGGCACGATCAGGCCGGAGGACATCGGCAAAACCGTATTTTTAACCCGAGAAGAAGCCGAGAAGGCTTTGCAGGAAATGGAGGGAAAGGCATGAGCAACCAGGGAGTAATCCGTGGGACAATTGATGGACAGGAAAAGTATTGCAGAATCCCAATCCGTAGCCGCTTGTATGAATCCGTGATGGAAGATAATACGACGGAGCTTTCCTCGGAGGCGATTCTCGCCATGCCGCACGACAAGGCGGCTGCGGTGATTGATGCAATTATGGCGGACTGGCTCTACTGGCTCAAGAGAGCCGGGGAGTTGTGGGTACTGACGCGCAATTCCGCCGAGGAAACGGAGGGCAAGTAATGGAAGAACGAAATATCGACAGGATAAACGACATTCTTGAAAAGGCAAAATCTCAAGGATGGCTGGATGGATTTGATTTTTCGATTTTGATGCAGCGGCTTTTAATCCCAGATGGTGGATACATCATAGACACCGGAAATTGGGAAAATGTGAATGCGGAAGCTGCTTTGATGCTTTATGAGAAGATCAAAAGGCATCCGATACTTTGGAGACTTTTCTTCATGCTGTGAGAGGGGAGGTATTCGATGGGAACGATTCTAGCGATTGACCCCGGCAATACCAAATCTGGATATGTCATCGTTGAGCACGACGGCGAAGAAATTCGCCGCGTGCTGGACGCCGGGAAGATCGAGAACAACGTACTGCTGCCGCTGATCGCGCAGAAGGTTTACGGGAACGGATACGACGTTGCAATCGAGATGATCGCGGGCATGGGCATGACGGTCGGACAAGAGGTGTTCGACACCTGCGTCTGGGTCGGGCGATTCTGGGAAATTGCATTGAGATCTGGCGGATATGAGCCGAAAAGGATATACAGGCGAGAAGAAAAGCTATACCTGTGCGGCCGCCTGAGCGCGAAGGATAAGAACATTCGGCAGGCCCTAATAGACAGGTATGGAGTTGTCGGAACAAAAGCAAATCCGGGGTTTTTCTACGTGAATGGCGTCAAATTTGCAAAGGATATGTGGGCGGCGATGGCGGTAGCCGTGACGTATTTCGATAAGTACATCAAGGGGGTAAAGCTTTGAACAAGACGCAGCGAAAGCCGCCAAGACCGCCGATGCAGCTGACGTGCGATGCCTGCGGGAAAACGTTTATGCGCGCACCGTCCAAGTACAAGGCAAAATACAATTTTTGCAGCGAGGCGTGCGCCTGGGCGGCACATGGGGAAGCTGTGATGGGCCGGGCGGAGCGCGTGCGGATCCTGATTACACGATCAATCCCGGTATACCCGGAAATGCGGCCCGTTCGCGGGCGGATATATCCTGCCGAGAAATACAAATACAGGACAAACCGGACGGGCTACGTCGTCGAGGTGGGCGGCAAACGCGTATGTGTGAGGGTGGACGAATGCAGGGAAATCTAGGGCTTACACCGGTGCAGGCTCCGTGCAAAGGCTGTGCGGACAGGCACACCGGCTGTCACACGGACTGCACCCGATACATAGCATTCCGCCGGGAGGCGGACAGATACAAGCAGGAGCAATCAAAGGACGCGGCGAGATATGCAACGACAAGGGGCTGTATGCGGACGCTGCACGATGCGAACCGCGCAAAGCGGGAGGGGAGGCAACATTACTGATGAGCACGCCGCGATACGGCTGGTGGGCCTATGCAAAATGGATGATCCGCAGCTATAAGGGCGGCGGGCTGATGACGAAGGCCGAGCGCGCTGCCGTTGCGGATGCAATCGCAGAGACGGAACAGCTCGTTGACGGCGCGGAGCGACTCCGGCTCATAGATTTGGTTCTTTGGAAGCGGACGCATACCCTGCAGGGCGCTGCGATGGCGGTTTATGTGTCCGAACGCACCGCGCAGGAGTGGCACAGGCAATTTATTCGCCTTGTGGGGCAAAAAAGAGGGCTTTTGTGAAAAAGTCTGCGTCCCAGAGCCAAATTTAACATTTACTATAAGGGCGTAGAGATCAACTCTACGCCCTTCTTCATCGGCACCGCAGCGTTCTGCGGAAACCTCCTCCTCCTGTTCTCGTGTTCTCCGGTGTGAATAAATATATTTATTCACACACGGAGACACGAGAACGAAAGAATGAGGCAGAAAGGAGCGGCTATGGCGAGTTTGCGCGCCCTTGCACACAAGCTGCAAACAGCGCTCTTGTACAACGGAATCAAAATAAAAATCAATCAAATGCAGACCTATTCCGCGAAAAATGACAGGATGGTGACGAAATACATGGTTTACGAATATCGACCTGATGAAAAACCGAAGAATGTCACTTTGCTGGAAACTTACCAGATCGCGGATGTGGTGAAGCTGCTGGCAAGCCTTTACAGCGATGGCGGATGAAAAACTTACGCCGAAGCAGAAACGATTCTGCGAAGAATATCTGAAATCCGGGAACGCGACAGAAGCAGCGAAAAAGGCCGGGTACAAAGAAACATCATGCAGAGTGATTGCGGCAGAAAACCTGTCAAAACCAGCTATTTCTGCGTATATAAAGCGCAGGCTGGACGAACAAGAGGCTGCGCTTGTCGCAGATTCCAACGAAATTCTGAAATTTTACACTGCGGTCATGCGCGGGGAGATCAAAGATCAGTTCGGCATGGACGCATCGCTGTCCGATCGGCTGAAAGCCGGTGACAGCCTTATGAAGCGCTACGCGGCCGCTTCCGATCGCAACAGAACGACAATGGAGAAGCTTGATTCGATGCTGAAGGAGTTCCAAGATGCTGTTAAGTCCGAAGCAACGTGAATATGTGCTGAAAAGCGCCGGGCACAGATGGGGCTTCAAGGGCGGTGCAACACGCAGCGGGAAGACTTACCTCGATTTTCGATGGATCATACCGATCCGGATTCGTGAGCGAATCGGAAAAGATGGCCTGGCCGTCATTCTCGGCGTAACAAAATCCACGATTGAGCGAAATGTGCTGGAGCCGATGCGGAACATTTACGGGGACGAGCTTGTCGGCACGATCTCAAGCGACAATACTGCATGGATCTTCGGAGAGAAATGTTACTGCCTCGGAGCGGAGAAGGTTTCCCAAGTTTCCAAGATTCGCGGTGCGTCAATTAAATATTGCTATGGGGACGAAGTAGCTGACTGGTCGGAAGAAGTATTCGCGCTGCTGAAAAGCCGCCTTGACAAAGAATACTCCTGTTTCGATGGGACATACAATCCGCAGTATCCGAACCACTGGCTGAAAAGATTCTTGGACAGTGACGCGGACATTTTCAGCCAAACATACACGATAGACGATAACCCCTTTTTGCCGCCTGCGTTTGTAGAAAATCTGAAACGCGAGTACGAAGGAACCGTTTATTATGATCGCTACATCCGTGGGATTTGGGTAGCTGCGGAGGGTATTGTTTACAAGGACTTTGCCAACGACACGGCAAAGTATCTGATTGATGATCCTATAAAATGGACGGAAGAAAACGGCACAAAGTTCTCTGTTATTTCCATTGGCGTTGACTTCGGTGGAACGAAGTCTGCAACGAAATTTCAAGCCACCGGGATTACAAGGGATTTCCGGGTTGTGGCGTTGGAAGAAGAATACATCAAAAACGAAGAGATTGACCCAGATGCGTTAAACCGGCGCTTTGCTACGTTCTGTCAACTGATAACATCAAAGTATGGTTACAGCCAGACACGAGCGGATAGCGCGGAAACGGTGCTTATACGAGGTTTAGATCACACGGCACAAAAACTCCGGCTGGGTACCCAAGTCAAGAACGCGCTGAAAATGCAGATCACGGACAGAATAAGGCTTGTCGTGCTTCTGATGAAGCAAGGCAGGCTCAAGGTTTCACGGAGCTGCCCGCATTTGATCGATGCGTTCCAATCAGCAATTTATGACCCGGATAAGTTCGAGGACGAGCGTCTTGACGATGGGACATCCGATATTGACAGCCTCGATGCGTTTGAGTACAGCATAGAGCCTTATTACAAAGACCTGGAACGCGCCGGGCATATGATAGGACGGTGAAAGAGTGAACATACGCAGAGCATTAAAGGAGCTGGGCTTCGATACAGTTGGCATTGATTTCTACAAGCTGATCGGCGTGTGGGGAGACTGGTACAAAGGGAATGTCGAGGACTTTCACAGTTACACGGTATGGAATGGCATTGAAGAATTGGAATGCCACAGATATTCCGTAAGCATGGCGAAAAAGGTCTGCGAGGACTGGGCAAACCTGCTGATGAACGAGCGGGTAAACATCACGCTCGAGGGGAAGAAGGAGCAGGAGTTCGTAGACACGATTCTCTCGGAAAACAACTGGGAGGTCAAGGCAAACGAATCGCAGGAGCGCAAGGCAGCGCTTGGCACCGTCGCGTATGTTCCGGTCATTGAGGGAATGTCCATCAATCCGGATACCTCCGAAATTGTTGATCCTGGCCGCATCCGTATCAACTACGTCAGCGCGACGAACATTTATCCCCTGACGTGGGACAATGGAATCATCAGAGAGTGTGCGTTTGCCTCTACAAAAAAGGTGGACGATACAGAGTACACATATATTCAAGTTCACAGGCTGAACGGCGGCGAGTACGACATCGAGAACCATTTGTATGATTCCGAAGAAGTCCCTCTGACCAGTGTAAAGGGATTTGAAACAATTCCGCCTGTTGTACACACAGGGAGCGACAGGCCTCAGTTCGTCATTGACAGGCTGAATATCGCAAACTCCGATGAAAATAACCCACTTGGCGTGGCTGTGTTTGCATATGCCATTGACCAGCTCAAGAGCGTTGACATCACCTATGATAGCTATGTGAACGAATTTGTGTTGGGCAAGAAGCGCATTGTGGTGCAGCCGGAGGCAACCAAGAGCATTGACGGCCGGCCAGTGTTTGATAAGCGTGAGACCGTTTATTATGTACTTCCGGAGGACAGAGGCGGCAACGGCAACATCTTGCAGCAGGTCGATATGTCGCTGCGGACGGCGGAGTTCAACACCGGCATGCAGGATATGTTGAATGTCCTGTCCAGCAAGTGCGGCTTCGGTGAAAATCATTACAAGTTCGATCAGGGAAGTATTGCTACAGCGACGCAGGTTATCAGCGAGAACAGCACCATGTTCCGAACGATCAAGAAGCATGAGATTTTGCTTGAACAGGCAATCACAGAGCTTTGCAGGACGCTGCTCCGCATGGGGAACAGGTACATGGAAGCCGGGCTGAATGAAGAAGTGCAGATTTCCGTTGACTTTGACGATTCAATCATCGAGGACAAGCAGACGGACTTCCTGCGCGATATGCAGCTTCTCAGCGCAGGCATCATGAACGATTGGGAATTCCGCATGAAGTGGATGAACGAGGACGAAGCCACCGCAAAGGCGGCGCTGCCGAAGATGCAGGACATGACGACCGAAGGACAACAGGAGGTAGAGTAATGGGCGGTAGAGGCGGAACTGGCGCGGGGGGAGGAAGAGCCGGTGTAGGAGGCGGGACTGCAAACTCCAGCGCAACTATCCCTACGGAGCAAAGAATTAGGGTGCCGTATTCGGAATACAAGGATGTATACGAGAAAGAATCGCACAAGGTATATTATTCTTATGATTCCCAAAATAAAACAATCGAAATAGATATAAACCCACGAATATACGAGATAGCCAAAATCATGCCGGATAGCTTTTACCAGCAGCTGTTGGATGGGTACAAAACGGGCATAAAGGCAGATAGCAAAGAGGGGAAGAAACAAAAAGCGTTCTATGCGCGAGTTGTGTATGATCGTTACAGGAAGATTGCAAGCAAGGGCGGGGCGATGAAAAAGGAAGCTCCAGAGTGGCAGAAAAAAGCATTTAATATAGCTGTCCACGGGAAGAAATGATTAATTTTGAGAATCTCGATAAATTTGCATTTCCCGGTGTCGGGAAGTACGGAATTCCTCAGATCGAGCCAATTAAGATATATCCGCAAGGCGAATTTATTCCGGTGAATTATCACTATGCGGAGAAAGAACCTGCAAGAAAGATCGTGCATTTCTTCGTGGACGATTATCAGTTTATCCGCCACTGGAACACACCGGACAAGTACATTCCGAAGCTGTTGCAGTTTGCAGCGGTATGCGCGCCTGATTTTTCCACATACACAGATATGCCGCTTGCAATGCAGGTATACAATCACTATCGTAAACACTGGCTTGCGGCATACTGGCAGCTCCACGGAATGACGGTTTATCCGACAATCTCATGGAGCGATGAGAATAGTTATGACTGGTGCTTTGACGGTGAACCTGTCGGCGGTGTTGTGGCGGTTTCCTCGGTGGGAACGCAGGCAAACGCTGAAAGCAAGCGCCTGTTCCTGCGCGGCTACGAAGAAATGATGAAACGGCTATCCCCGGAATGGGTGATCTTCTACGGCAGAGTGCCGGAAGAATGCGACTGGAACGTGATACGGGTAAAGCCGCATTACGACGATATTGTGAAACGGAGAAGGGCGGTGAGCGGATGAAGTACCCTTTTTAGCCCAGAACTATTAGACGCCATCCCGGAAGAGCTTGCAGAGCTGTTCCGAGGATTGGAAGATACGCTCCTCGATGAAATATGCAGTAGGCTTGCTCTGAAAGACCAGCTGAACGAAGTGACTGTTCAGGCAATCAGAGCGCTTCGTTCGCATGGTATCGACACGAAGGAGATTGAAAAAGCAATCCGCAAGACCTCTGGAATTAGCGAGAAGAAGCTCAAGGAGCTTTTCGACGATGTTATTGCCAGAAACCAGAAGTATTACACATCGGTTATCGACATGGCAGGGCTGACACAGCCTGATAGTCTGGTGAGCACTGCGACCATCGAAGCGATCAGCGTGCAGACGCTTGATGAATTCCATAACATCACACAGTCTATGGGATTTTTGGTGGACAAAGGCAGGACGATGCTTCCGCCCGCGCGTGCGTATCAGTGGGCGTTGGATTCTGCTGTCATGCAGATTCAGAGCGGGGCGATCAGCTACAATCAGGCGATTAAGTCTGCGGTGCAACAGCTTGCAGGCGGACTGAAAGTCGTGAACTACGGAAGCGGACACGTTGACAACATCGACGTTGCTGTTCGGAGAGCTGTCATGACCGGCGTGAATCAGATCTGCGACCAGTACACGAACCAAAGCGCAGAGTACCTTGATACGAGATACTTTGAAGTGTCTGCGCACTCTGGAGCGCGTGATAAGCCGGGAGCTTCGCCGTGGTCAAGCCACAAGGACTGGCAAGGGAAAGTCTATTACCAGAGTGAAAGCGGCGAACCTGACCCGCTGGGGCTTTACGATGACCTTGTAAAGACGACTGGTTACGGATATGTTGACGGGCTGACAGGTGCAAACTGTAGGCATCACAAATACCCGTTTGTTCCGGGAGTTTCGGAGCGAACTTACACCGATAAACAGCTTGAGCATATCGACGATGGTCTTGGCTGCACGTTTGACGGAAAGACTTACACAGCCTATGAAGCGACGCAGATGCAACGCCGAATAGAACGGCAAATCCGCGCGCAGAAGAAGCTTAGAAACGCATACAAAGAAGCTGGGCTTTCCGAAGACGCGACCGCCGCAAACATAAAGCTTCGGAGGCTGAACGCAGAATATAGCAGGTTCTGCAAGGCGGCAGGATTGCCGGAGCAACCAGAAAGAACAAAAGTTTTCTACAAATAATTTACAGGTAAAACCCGCGAAGCACTGCGGTTTTTATACAATCTATCGCCGCGAAGAATTGCGGACAAAGGAAAGGAAGATAGAAATGGCATTGACCAGAAAATTGCTGAAAGGCATGGGACTCACCGACGAACAGGTGGACACCATCATCGAAGCACATACCGATACCGTAGACGGCTTGAAGGCTGATGTCGGCAAGTACAAGTCTGATGCGGAGAAACTGCCCGACGTTCAAAAGCAGTTGGACGACCTCAAGGCGGCGGGCGATGGCGGATATAAGGAGAAGTACGAAAAGGAACACTCGGACTTCGAGGCTTATAAATCCGGAATCACAGCAAAGGAAAGCAAGGCGGCAAAGGAAAAGGCTGTTCGGGCTTACTTTGAAAGCAAAAATATCACAGGCGCAAATCTCGATCTTGCCATGCGCGGCTGCGGCGAGGAAATGACCGCGTTGGAGATGGACGGTGAGAAAATCAAGGACACAAAGAGCCTTGATGCACTTATCGAAGGAACTTATAAAGGACTTGTCTCCAAGCCTTCTGTTCGTGTGGACATGGGCGCACGGCTCAACGACGGCGGCAAGGCGATGACGAAAGACGAGATCATGCAAATCACTGACAGAGCGGAGCGGCGCGCTGCAATCGCCGCAAATATGGATTTGTTTAGAAAAGGAGACTAAAAATGACTGCTGATCCGAAACTGATTAAGAAAGCTGACCTCGCGCGCGTGCGCGAGATCGAATTTACCGAAATGTTTGGCTATTCCATCAAGAAGCTGATGGAGGCTCTTGGCGTTACCCGCAAAATCGCAAAGCAGGCTGGCACCGTGCTCAAGAGCTACAAGGCTACCGGCACGCTGGAAGATGGTGCCGTGGCGGAAGGTGAAACCATTCCACTGAGCAAGTACAAGACCGAGGCTGTGAACTACAAGGAGATCACGCTCAAGAAGTGGCGCAAGGCCACCTCTGCCGAGGCGATCACCGACCGTGGCTACGATCAGGCGGTGGAAATGACCACCGATGAAATGCTCAAGGATGTGCAGAAGGGCATCCGCAAGAGCTTTTTCGACTTCCTCTCGACCGGCACCGGCGCAGTGAGCGGTAAGAACTTCCAGACTGTTCTTGCGCAGGCTTGGGGCAATCTGCAGGTTCTTTTCGAGGATGACGAAATCGGCGCGGTCTACTTCATGAATCCGCTGGACGTTGCGGATTACCTGTCTACGGCCAACATCACCTTGCAGACCGCATTCGGCATGACTTACGTCGAGAACTTCCTCGGGCTTGGCACTGTGATCCTCAATTCCAGCGTTCCCAAGGGAAAGATTTATGCCACCGCCAAAGACAACGTTGTCCTGTACTACATTCCCGTGAACGGCGCTGATCTCGGCGAGGTGTTCGACTTCACTACCGACGCAACCGGCTACATTGGCATCCACGAGGAACCCGATTACACCAACATGACCGCATCGGACACCGTCATTAACGGCATGGAGCTTTTTGCCGAGCGCATTGACGGCGTGGTCGTCGGCACCATCGACAACGGCACGCTCGGTTCCCTGACGGTCACCTCTGCTGCTGGATCTAAGAGCGGCGATACCAAGCTGACCGTATCTCCGGCAAAGGCTGCGGCGGGTAACAAGTATAAGTATGCGTCCGGTGCCTCTGCCGCGACCGTCGCTTACGGTGACAATGTTGCCGGTTGGAACGATTGGGACGGCAAGAGCGACCTGACCATTGCAAGCGGCCAGACCGTGACAGTGGTTGAGTGCGACGGAAATTACCACGCGCTTAAGAGCGGCAATGCGAGCGTGACGGCAAAGTGATAAGGAGGCGGCGCTGATGACTTACGCAGATTTTGAATTTTACTCTGGCTGCTACTACGGCAGCGTGAGTGAAGAGGATTTCCAGCGTCTGGCCGTCCGCGCTAGCTCCTTCCTCGATTATTACACGCAGAACCGAGTAAAAGACTACGCGGATCTCGAAGCCGTTAAAATGTGCTGCTGCGCTCTGGTCGATCAGTATATGCTGATCGACACGGCGCAGGAGCTTGCCAGAAAGAATGTGTCCGCCGGGCTTGCATCTGAAGAAGGAGAATTGCAGAGCGAGACTGTAGGCGGCTATTCCCGGACGCTTCGCAGCGGCGGAGATTCTTCCGTATCCGCATTGAAAGCGGCTTCGGAGGCGAAGAATGCCCTTGCAAGCGTAGCGCGTGAATATCTAGCCCATACCGGGCTGCTTTACAGAGGCAGGTGTTTAGCATGTACGCCCCCCACACCGTAACAATCTACAACGTCACGCAGGAGCAAGACCAGGATTTCAATGACACGCAGAAGCGCTACATCACAGTGATTCGCAGCGTAATGCTCCAAGCGTCGAAAGCTGCCAACGTCCGCGCGAGCGGGCTTGAAGGAGCAGATGCGGTGAATCTGTACATTCCGTTCTCTGCGGTTGCTGTAGACGGCGTGACGGGCGCAGAAAAGCGCTACGTCGGCCCGCAAGAATTCTGGCGTGCAACTGATAAAAGCAAGATCTGGACGTTGTCCACGGACGGGAACGGCGGCACGACCTTCTTTGCGAAGGGTGAAGTAGTCGAACCGGACAAGACGGAAGAACAGATTGAGATGCTTTACGACGATGTGTACAAAGTGACAAAGGTGGACATGAAGGACTTCGGCAGTCCTTCTATGCAGCACTGGCAGGTCGGAGGCTCGTGATGCTGAAATTCAGCGTAAAGGCAGACGGATTTGACGCGCTGCAGGAAAAGCTCGCGCAGGCCTGCACCAAAGCGGAGCATATTGTTGCAACGCAGGTGCGGAAGGACACAAGCCCATATGTGCCGTTCCTGACTGGTTCTCTCAACGAGAGGACGCGGGTTGTGGGAAATTCTGTTGTCTACCCCGGCCCGTATGCGCGATTTTTGTACTACGGGAAAGTCATGGTAGATCCGGAGACCGGGAGCACATACGCGCCGAAGGGCGGCACGAAAGTGCTAACCGACAAAAACCTTGTGTTTAACAAGTCCGGACACGCACAAGCACAGGCGCACTGGTTCGAGGCTTCAAAGGCTGAGAACCTTGATAAATGGATCCGTGTTGCGGATAAGGCGGTGAAAAATGGTCTCTGAAAAGCAAAGAAAACTGGTATCCGCAAAGGAAGAGCAGGACATTGCCCGAAAAATGATGATCTGGGCAAACGCCTTTTCCGATGACGACATGCCAGCTGCAACGATCAACTACGAATTCCTCGCCGCCGACTCGGCAAGCATGGCCCTGTCCGCCATTCAGGGCGCGTACATCACACGAAAATTCATCCTCGGCGGGCATGAGGCGGAATATCAATTCAAGATCATCGCCCGCATCAAGCCCGGAAACAGCAACGACAAGCGCCTGAAATGCGACGCCATGCTGAACCGCTTCGGGGATTGGGCCACGCAGAACCCGCCGGATTTGGGCGACGGGATGCGCGTCCGGCGCATGGAAGCTGTCAGCCGCTCGGCCCTGTTCGCCCGGTATGAGGACGGCACAGAGGATCATCAAATTCTAATGAAACTGACATATGAGGTGATTTAACTATGGCAAATAAATACACAATCGCGGCAAAAAACGGCGAGAGCGCAGTCCGTGAAATGCTGATTACCGCTCTGGACACCAGCGACAGCACCACATCGAAGTGGTCGGCGATGGGCGTCAAGGTGACGGAGAGCTCCATCAACTACGATTGGGGGCAGGAAACGAAGAAGGACATTCTGGGGCACGTGTACACGAACGCACAGACACCAGAAATGACACAGAGCTTTTCCGGCAGTGAGATTGTAGGCGGTGACGACGTGATGAACCATCTGCTCAATCTTGCAGTCGTGGAGAAGAACCATGCCGCTCTGGTAAATCAGAAATGCCTGATCATCCACACATACCTGCAGGACTCCGCAGGGAAGTCGTTTGCAGAGCAGTATGACGCCTGCGCGGTGCTCGTCACGACAGACGGAGGCGAGGGCGGCGGCGTTCTTGCTTCGGACATTGAAGTGACATACGGCGGAAACAGGACAACAGGAACCGCAGCGCGCGGTTCGGATGGAACCATCACGTTCACGCCGGATTCGGATTAAGGAGGCTGCATAAATGCCTGAAATCAAATTTGAAACCGGTATCGTATCGTTCAAGCTGAACGACGCGGCGGAAGTCTCCTTCAACCCGACCGACAGCGCATTTGTCGAACAGATCTTCAACACCTTTGACGAGCTGGACAGGAAGCAGGAGGCGTATAAGGCCGAAGTCGACCACTGCGCGGACAAGAAGGAGATTTTCGCCATTGCCCGCCGCCGCGACGCGGAAATGCGGGACATGATCGACGGTCTGTTTGCCAAGCCTGTCTGCGCAGACCTGTTCGGCACTATGAACGTCTACGCGCTGGCCGACGGCCTGCCAGTATGGTGCAACCTCATGCTGGCCGTGATCGATCAGATCGACACGAGCTTCGCGGCAGAGCAGAAGAAGACCAACCCGAGGATTGCGAAATATACAGATAGATGGAAAACGCGCAGACCCCCTGTTCGCGAAATATATTGATAGATGGGGAAAGTGATCTATTCCCTGCCGACCTCTGTTGAGGTCGACGGAACAGAATACGCGATCCAATCTGATTACCGCGCAATCCTCGATATCCTCGTAGCCCTGACAGACAGGGAACTGGACGAGCGGGACAAGGCGGAAGCGGCGCTGACCATCTTCTATCCCGACTTCGAAGAAATGCCCGTCAGCGACTATCAGGAAGCCCTGAACCAGTGCTTCCGCTTCATCGACCACGGGCAGGAGAATCGAGAGAAGAGAAAGCAGCCAGAGATCATGTCATGGGCGCAGGACTTTGATCTCTATATTGCGCCTATCAACCGAATCGCGGGCTGCGAGGTCAGGGCGCTGGAATACCTGCATTGGTATTCGTTTCTATCGTACTATCAAGAAATCGGAGATTGCCTGTATGCACAGGTGGTTTCTATCCGCGATAAAAAGGCCAGAGGGAAGAGCCTCGACAAACAGGAGAGGGATTTCTACCGGCGCAACCGGGATATCGTCGATCTGAAGACAACATACTCGGAGGCCGAAGCCGACCTGCTTGCCGTATGGGGAGTCGGGACAAAAAACAGCCGCCCCGGTTAAGGGGCGGCAGCAGGAAAAACTTATTTTTTATACTCGAAAACGATTTCGCTACCCCAGAAGCTTGGAGAGAATCGAATCTCGATCTCACTCCAATCCTGCGGCGCTTCATATCCGACGACACCTTTCATTTTCTTCCCGGCGGCAATCGTGCCGTCAAGCTGCGGCTCGTCGGAACTCATCATGGCGGTGAGGCTGAGGCTGGTTGTATAGCCATCAATGTAGCTTTCGAATGAAAGCATGGTGCTGGACGCAATATCGCGGGATGAATTGTTTTCGATCTCGAATTCGCACAGAACAAAGACCTTTCCATCATCCGGCGAGACGTAATTTTGGCCGGAATTCTCGGTAACACTGAGCAACGTGACCGTCACGTCGTCCAGAACGACCTGATCCCCAACGTCAAATGTTTCGAGGCTGGAATCAGTCTGCTGTTGTGGTTGCTGCGAAGAAGAACTTGATTCCCCAACCTTTTCGGGCTTGGAAGACAACCCGCAGGAAGCAAAGGCCGCACCGATAAAGACAGCGAGGCAAAGAAACACAATCAAGGCAGTCAGGCAACCGCTGGGACGTTTCGCCTGCTTCTTGGTTTTTAGCCCGCCAACAACGTCAACGCGGTTCGAGGCGTTGATTTTGATGGTAAAAAAAGCATTCTGCTGCCCTTCGGCAATAACAAAGGATATGGTTTTATCCAGACGGCGATACCGGTAAAAAGAAAGTTCGTGCTGGCCCGGAGCGGCCACAGCTCGAAGTTCTTCACCGTTTTTCAGCGTGCCGACATCACAGCCATCCAATGCAACGCCGACGGTCAGGCCAGAACCGTAAAAAGAATTGTCCCGGCTAATTTGGATAATGCAATCACTCATATTTCTTACCTCCTTACTTGGAAGATAACACAAATAATGACAAAAATCAACCGAAAAGGTGGCGAAAATATGGCAGATGGGAAAATTGTGGTCACCGTCGACGCGGACGCGAAAAAGGCACAGAAAGAGCTGGATACGCTGTCTGCGAAAATCGACAAGATGGAAGCAAAGCTGAACGAGGACACCGGAACGCAGAGCGGGCTTAAAAAGGAGCTGGACGCTGCGCTTCAGTCCGCAAAGCAGACGGAAGACGCGCTGAAATCGCTCCGCTCGGAGGCTGACCGCCTAAAGGGCATCACGTCCGGAAGCGCTTCGGCTAATCCAGCGGAGTACATAGACGCTTATTCTCGACAGGCGGAGGTTGCTGCGCAGATCAAAGAGCAGGAACAGCTGCTGGTGCAGCAAAACAAAACGGCGGAAAAGCTTGGGAGTCAATATGCAAAGATCACCGACAAGGTGATAACCCAGACTGATGCGCTTGACGCTGCAAAGGCTAAAGCCGGAGAGCTGGTGCAGCAGATCACAGACGCCAGCGGAGCCTCGGCCCGCATGGCCGAAGCGTCGGCGCGCGTCGAAAAAAGCATGAATAAATTCGGGAGAAGATTAAGCGGGGTACTGAGGAGCGCGCTGGTCTTTACTGTCCTGTCCCGCGGCCTTTCCCAGCTGCGCAGCTGGCTCGGGGAGACGATCATGCAGAATGAGGCGGCCCGTGCATCTATCGCGCAGCTGAAAGCAGCTCTTCTGACGCTTGCACAGCCGATCCTCGAAGTCGTGATCCCGGTTTTTGTGAAGCTGGTCAACATTCTGGCACAAGTCGTGACGGCAATCGCAAAGTTTTTCGGTATGCTGTCCGGGAAAAGCTGGAGCGCGCAGGTATCTGCCGCGAAGGGACTGAACGCCGAGAAAGAGGCGCTGGAGGGCGTAGGTTCTGCCGCAGAAGACGCAAGCAAAAGCATGGCCGGATTTGACGAGATCAACCAGATCACCAGCAATCAGGCGTCCGGCGGCGGAGGCGGGGCGGGCGGCGCTGCCGACTCGAGCGGGATCACGCCGGATTTCTCGAATCTGGATCTTGCCGAAGATAAGCTGAACGACATCCTCGGCATTGTCGGCGCGATCGCGGCCGGACTGCTCGCGTGGAAGATCGCCAGCATGTTTACAGACAGCTTAAGCAAGATCGGCGGCATCGCACTTGCGGCCGCAGGCGCGTTTGCGCTTGTCTATTTCTGGCTGGACGCATGGAACAACGGTATCGACTTGACTAATTTTCTCGGGATGCTCGCCGGGCTTGCGGCCCTTGCTGGCGGACTCGCAATTGCATTCGGGCCGACCGCTGCGGCAATCGCTCTCGTGGTAGGTGGCCTTGCGATGTTAGTCGTCGGGATCAAAGATGTGATCGAAAACGGCTTTACGCTGGAAAACACACTGACCATCATCGCCGGACTACTTGCCGCCGGTATTGGGATCAGCATCCTGACGGGCAGCTGGATTCCGCTCCTGATTGCCGGGTTTGTTGCCGCTTTGGTGGCACTTGTTTCCTTTACCGGGCACGGGGAAGAGCTGATTCAAGGGCTGAAAAAAATCATAGACGGATTCGGGAAGTTCTTCAAGGGCGTGTTTACGGGAGACCTGAAACTTGCAGCGGAAGGTGCAAAGCAGATCTGGGAAGGGCTTAAGCAGACGTGGAACGCGATTGTAAACTCCATCAAGGACGCGTGGAACGCATTTATTACATGGCTGCAGGGTAAGAACCCGGCACTTGCTGCGATTTTTGAAACGATCGGAAAGCTGTTCTCCGACCAGTACAACGCATGGAAAAAGATCCTCAGCGGCCTTATTACCTTCCTGACCGGCGTATTCACCGGAGACTGGAAGAAAGCATGGAACGGTGTCCTAGATATTCTGAAAGGCGTTTGGAATCTCATTGTCGGCACGGTCGAAGGCGCGATTAACTTTATCATTGACGGAATTAACCTTTTGATTTCCGCTTTGAACAAAATCCACTTTGAAGTTCCAGATTGGGTTCCGCTTGTTGGCGGAAAATCATTTGGCATCAACATCACGCCTGTTTCCCGTGTATCGCTCCCCCGCCTAGCCTCCGGCGCGGTCATCCCGCCGAACCGGGAGTTTATGGCTGTGCTGGGAGACCAGAAAAGCGGAACGAATATCGAAACCCCGCTTGCCACAATGGTGCAGGCGTTCAAGCAGGCCATGAACGAAACGGGCGGCATGGGCGGCAGACAGATCACGGTTGTTATGCAGCTCGACCACAGAGAACTTGGACGCGCGGTGTATAACCTTAACAACGAGGAAACACAGCGCGTCGGAGTGAAGCTTGCGGGGGTGAAGGCATGACAAGCATTTTGAGCCTTGACGGCAAGGAGTATCCGAATCTGCATGTTGTGAGCCTAAAGCGTTCGTTTTCCGTCCTCGACGGCGATAACGCGGGCCGCGTGATGACCGGCGCGATGACGCGCGACATTATCGGTACATTTTACAATTACAGTTTGGAGATCGATCCTGTTTCGTCTGATCTTGCAGAATATGATGCGTTTTACGAGAACATTTCCGCGCCGGTCGATAGCCACGTTCTGACTGTCCCGTATGCGCAATCTGTTTTGACGTTTGATGCCTATGTGGCAAACGGAGAAGATGAACTTGTATCAAGATACGGCGATAGGAGCGAATGGCAGAACTTATCGATTAACTTTGTTGCAATGAAACCGAAGAGGGTTCCGGTATGAGCGTTCGAGTGATTTATGAGGACGTTGCGGTAGGCGCGGCGGAGGCGGCCAGCGTGGCGAGTACCGCCGCGCAGCCGATCTCCGACCTGTCCCTGCTGACATACGGCGCAGAGCCGGTGACCGTTGCGACGAACGAGCTGAACCAATGGAAACTGGACGGCTCCCGTCCGATCCTCACGACCGAGCGGGCGGCGTTCTGGTCTTCGGCTCCGAGCAAAGCGGACTGCACCTTTGACGCGAACCCGACGCTGACTATCACGCTGGACGGCACGTTCGCAAGCTCCGGCATTTACCTCTATTTTGACGGTGGCACCGGCGACTATTGCAGCGCCCTGACCATGACGTGGTACAACGGCGAGACAACCGTCGCGTCGCAGGACTTCACGCCGGACGGCCAGAAATATTTCTGCGCCAAGCCAGTCACGGGCTACAACAAGCTCGTGATTGAGCTGAAAAAGACGAGCCTGCCGTACCGCTATGCGAAGCTCCGACAGATATTCTTCGGCATCGTCCGGGAATTCGAGCGGGAGGATCTGCGCAGCGTCAACGTCACCGAGGGTGTCAGCGTGATCTCCGACGACGTGGAGATCAATACGCTGGATTTCACGCTCGACAACTCAGACGATATTGACTTCATTTTTCAGGAAAAGCAGCCCGTCAGCGCCTACGACGGCGCAAAGCTGATCGGCGTCTTTTACATCAAGAGCTCGTCCCGGTCGAGCGAACGGCTCTATGATGTATCCTGCCAGGACGCGCTCGGCATTCTGGACGACGAGCCCTTCGCGGCGGCGGTCTACAGCAGCAAAAACGCGAAGGAGCTGATAACCTCGATTCTCGGCGCGCACTTCACGCTGGACTTCGACCCTGCGCTGGAAGACGAGACCGTAACCGGCTATATCCCGGACTGCACGAAACGAGAAGCGCTGCAACAGATCGTTTTCGCGCTTCGTGCGACCATTGACACAAGCGCGTCGCGTGGCGTGCGCGTCCGGAGGCTCACAGCAGCCTCTCCTGCCACGATTCCGCTTGATCGGACATACACGGGCGGCAGCGTTGAAACGGCGGCAGTGGTCACGGAGATCCGCGTGACGGCACACAGCTATTCGGCGTCCGGAAGCGGGGAGAACGTGGAGGTCGGCGGTACGACCTACTATCACACGACGTCTGTCACGTCCAAGACCAATCCGAACGCCACCACACAGACCAAGCCGAACGTCATCGAGGTACGCGACGCTACGCTGGTCAACAGCGACAACGTTGCCGCCGTCGCGCAGCACGTCTTTGACTACTATATGCGCCGTCAGACGCACAGTGTCAAAATTGTCATGGACAAGGAAGCCCCGGGCGATTACGTGCAGACCACAACGCCGTGGGGCACGAAGATCACCGGAACGATCACCAGTATGGGCATTCGCCTCAGCGGAATCGCAGCGGCAGAATGCAAGATTATCGGCACATAGAACGGAGGTGCGACATTTGGTACAGGGAGATTCGTATAACCTTAGTGTTACCATCAAGAATAAAGGACAGCCGCTGGACGTTGCAAGCGTTGAAAAGGTGGAAATTTCTCTGCTTTATCTGCAAAAGAGCTATCCGGGAGAGATCGGATACGAGGACGGAAAGTTTCTGTTTCCCCTCACCCAGCAGGAGACCTTTCGGCTCCCGAAGCTCTGCCAGATGCAGGTGCGCGTGAAATTCAAGAGCGGTGACGTGATTGGCTCGGAGATCAAGCAGATCGACGTTGCGCACGCGCTTTCAAAGGCGGTGTTGTGATGGGCGGCATTGAATTTGAACTCAAGAACCGCGACCCGATCGACGTTTCCTTTAACGTTTCCGTGCGTGCTGGCGGCGGCTCCGGCGGCGGCTACAACATCGGCCCCGGCCTGAAGCTGGACGCCGAAACCAACACCCTGTCCGTCGATACGGCGGACGCAGTCGAAAAGGACAACACCAAGCCTGTCACCTCCGCCGCTGTGTTTGCGGAGGTAGGCAACATCAACGCGCTGCTCGCGACGATTTAAGGAGAGGATTTTATGAGCACACAGACTGAAATTACAAGATTGCAGACCGCGCGGAACAAGCTGCGCACATGGCTCGTCGGCCTCGGCCTCGCCGCGAGCACGGACAAGCTCGGCGCGCTGGCCGACAAGGCTGCAGCCATCAAAAATCAGGGCGCGGTTGACGCGCAGGTCAAGGAAGGCGAATCCTACACCGTCCCCGCGGGATATCACAACGGCTCCGGCACGGTCAAGGGCGTCTCCGGCGGCGGCAACTACAACCTCCAGGCCAAATCCGTCACGCCGACGAAGGAGCAGCAGTCCATCACACCAGATCAGGGCTATTACGGCCTGTCCGGCGTGACCGTCGGCGCGATCCCGGAAAACTTCCAGGACGTCTCCGCCACGACCGCCGCGCCCGGTGACGTGCTGGCGAATAAAGTCTTTATCGACGCCGACGGCGTGACGCAGGCTGGCACCATGCCGGACAACGGCGCGGTCGAAAAGGTGCTGGACGCCACGACCGGGAACCAGGAATACACCGTACCGGCGGGCAAGCACTCCGGAACGGGCAAGGTAGCCATCGCGCTGGAAACCAAGTCCGCCACGCCTGCCGAGGCCGCGCAGGACATCACGCCCACGAAGGGCAAGGTTCTCGGCAAGGTAACCGTCGGCGCGATCCCGGCCAAATACAAGGACGTTTCCGGCGTCACGGCCGCAGCCGCTGACGTGCTGGACGGAAAGTTCATCGTGCTGGCCAATGGCAGCAAGGTAGAGGGCACCATGGCCAACAACGGCGCGATTGCAAAGACCATCGACGGCCTCACGCAGACCAGCGTAGCCATTCCCGCAGGCTATACCTCCGGCGGCACAGTCGGCCTGACAGACGACATCGAAAACGCCCTCGCCGCGATTTAAAGGAGGAACAGACATGAGCGTACAGACAGAAATCGATCGCATTATCACGGCAGTCGGCGCGGCGTATGACGCAGTGGAGGCCAAAGGAGGCACAGCCCCTGCGGCACAGACCATCGAAGGGCTTGCCGCAGTAATCGGTACGATTCAGACCGGAATCGCTCTGCAGCTGATCGTAACAGTATCTGCCGGTGCGACGGTCACGGCGACAAACGGCTCCAAAACGATAACCGGAACATCTGACAGCACCGGAGTTTGTACGCTTACCGTTCCGGAGATCGGCACATGGAGAGTATCCGCTACGCTGGACGGGAAAACATCTGACACAAAAGCCGTAGCTATCACGGACAGCTACGCGGTGTCGCTTAATTTTGTATATCCGACACTGAATAAAAATACTTGGGAAACAATAAAAAATATATCCGACGCGGGACAGGGCGCGAACTATTGGAGCATTGGCGACCGAAAGGCGGTAACGCTAAACGGCACGGTTGGACATCTTACACTATCTAATTACACAATATACGCATTTGTCATTGGATTCAACCATAATGCGAGCCTAGAAGGGGAAAACCGTATTCATTTCCAGTTAGGCAAAACGGCGCTCTCCGGCGGTACGGACGTGTGTTTCTGCGACAGTTACTATACCTCGCCCGTTTCGATAACCGGCTATTTCTCTATGAACAGTAGTGCAACGAACTCCGGCGGATGGGCGAGCTCGCAAATGCGTACAAATATTTGCGGGACAAGCCTCTCGAGCTATTCCGGAACGATTATCGCAGTCATTCCGGCGGCGCTCCGTGCAGTCCTAAAGTCCGTTACCAAGTACACGGACAATACGGGAAATAATAGCACATCCGCGAGTGCGGTCACGGCGACAAAGGATTACTTTTTCCTCCTCTCGGAGTTTGAGGTTTTCGGGAGCATTTCGAGAGCAAACTCGAACGAGGCGAGTAAGCAAGCGCAGTACGCCTATTATTCCGCTGGAAACAGCAAGGTAAAGTACAAGCACAACGGAACGAGCACCGCCGCTCGTTGGTGGCTCCGTTCTCCGCTTGCGAGCAGCTCCGACGGTTTCGAGAATGTGAACACCAACGGGACAGTCGAAGACCGAACCGCGCGCGCTTCCTTCGGCTTCCCACCCGGCTTTTGCGTATGAGGGAAAAGCGCATGGAGTATATCGTGTATAAGCGTTTCCGCGGGAATGGCATCGATGGAGAATTTAATCTCCGATATGGAACTGCGGTATCGGAGATTGAAGGGTTCCTGTTTGCAGCAGATGGCAGGCGGATATGCGCTGCGACATCCGAAAACGGATGGGAGCATTTTAGGCAGAATACACCAGAGGGCGCGATGCGGCAGGAAATGCTTGAACGCCTTTATCGCTGGTATGAAAAAAACGGCTGCGGCGAAGACTTTACGGATGAAAAATGGCCGGGGCAGGAAAACGGCTACTGGAAAAATCGGTTGAGAACCGCAAGTACAGAGCGATTGGAGAAAATCTATCAAGAGAAATTTGGAGGGACGCCATGTATGCAGTAAAACAGGACGGCGCGTTTGCCGGGTATGCAGACAGTATTGTGCCCATTCGACTACACGGCAACGGTTGTTATGTCCCGTGCAAGGAAGATCAAGCAGAAGGATTTTGCGCTAAGATGGCTGTGATTATTACAGATAGAGAAGGAACTGAACATCAGGTGCTTTCTGACATGGTGTTTCATCTCACAGACCATACGCTGAAAGGTACTGAGCCAGAAGGCAGCTATGAGGAAATGGGCGCGGCACTGCCACTCACAGATGCAGAAACAGCGGCGAAAATTTTACTTGGGGAGACAGATTGATGAGTTACACAGAAAGAGCCAGAGCATTGAGACCCTATATTGAAAAAGCGTCTATTAGCTTACCCGATGAGGATGCACTGCAAGCAGTAGAGTTATTCCCACAGTGGGTGACAGGCCATTCTTACGCGGTCGATGATCGGCTGCAATACAATGGCGTATTATATCGCGTGGTGCAGGCGCATACCTCACAGGCAGACTGGACACCGGATATTACACCGGCACTGTTTGTGATCGTTTCACTAGAGGAATGGCCGGAATTTGTGCAACCTACGGGTGCGCATGATGCCTACAATAAGGGTGACAAGGTGACGTTTGAAGGCAAGCATTACATCAGCTTGATTGACGGGAATGTATTTTCACCAGCGGAATATCCGGCTGGTTGGCAGGAACAGGCGTAATTTACGAGAAGAAGGGAGAACACCATGGACACCAAGACCATCATCGTTACCCTCGTCACCGACCGGACGCAGGCGGATGTGGAGCGGGTGCGGGAGCTGGCGGCGAAGGGGTTCGCGGCCATGACTGCAGCCGAGCGGGCGGAATGGCTGGCCGGGATGAAGGGCGCGTACAACGCTTCCGATCTGAACCGCGTGGGAACAGCCCTGAACTATCTGGCGGGGCGACTCGCCTCGATCTGCGGGAAGAGCATTACGTGGACGGCAAAAACAGATTGGGCCGTAACGGACATTATAACGGCATCACAGGCCGAGGCATACCGCAAGCAGGTGCAATCCATCCGGGACGCGCTTGCGTATCCTGCCGGGACGCCGGACGCGCCGCAGCTGGCGCGCCTGACCTACACCGGCGCAAATGATATCGAGCGCATTCTGGTGCTCTGCGAGGACTTAATCGTCAACGTTGCAAAATCTTTTCGCCACACCGGCGCGGCGGAGTGCGCCGCAGGAGGATTACTCACATGAAAGATAGGCAGCCAACACAGGTTTTATCCAACGGCGCGATCCGGTACGGCATTTATAATGCTGACGGAAGCCTGAACCACTACGAATACATGAAGCGCGAGGACGCGCCCACCGTCGAGGGAACGCCCCTTAACAAGGCAAATCTCCTGTCCGATGCAACCGCCGCGAAGATCTGGCCCGGCTCGAAGAAGCCGGACGACCCGACCGTGAACGACGCGCTCGGCAAGCTTTCGGAGGGTACGGCCAAAGTCGGCGACATCGCTATCACGTCTCGCACAGACCTCTCCGACGCATGGCTCCCGTGCGACGGGCGCACTGTATCGCAGGAACAGTATCCAAAATTGTTTTCTGTGCTCAGAAGCTCTGCCGCGCCGCTTCCGTGGGCGTTGAAGTCATCGAATATTCAACCTGGATTTGTGTGGTATCTGAATGGGGAATGGGTCGGCCTACACGACAGAAAGTTCTGGACGTCGCCCGATTTGGGGACGTGGACGCAGCAGGCGGATATGCCGCCCGGACTCTCGTTGGTATCGGATGTGCAGTATGCAAACGGCACTTATTACGCTGTTTTTTCCGGAGACTCCACAGAGTTAAACGGAGTGTACACAACGCGTAGCCTTGATACGCCGTTTGCGCTATATGCAAGCGGCAGCCTGCCTGGAAGCTCTGGACTGAAGATGTTTATTACGCCAAACGTTCTGTATATCTACGTAGTAAGAGGCGAATACGGAGCCTATAACAATTACACGGGAAGACAAGTAAGTGCCAGCTACGTAAACCAAACAACAAAGGAAATAGTAAGCATCCCAGATTTTATCAGCGGAATTGTATTTTACGCCGAAGAAAAGGACTGCTTTTACAAGCTGAACTGTAGCACCAGCGGCACACTGAAGACTTCAAAGGCAAAAACCCTGATCAATCCGACGTGGGAGGCAGTCAGCAGCGTAAACATCGAAGAATTAACTCCGTCCTTCAACCAGCCGTCGACGTACACCTATCACGCCCTAATGTCGGCTTACCACTGTGGCGCAAATATAATTGCTTTTTTTGCACTGGTGAACGCTGCTTTCTCTGGCGCGGGAACCACGATGTATAGCGGATATATGGTATACAGGTATTCTGCGGACTACGGTGCAACGTGGGAAAACGGGAAGGTGGTTTCCTACAAAACCGATAGCTACTTGCTCGACAACTATACGAACGGCAAATACGAAAACGGGCTTTTGGTGCTTTCGGAAACCGCAAGCGAATCTGAAAGTGCTGATCGAGCGGAAAAGATCATTGCAATCAGCGCTCCAGCATCCGGCCCGGTATATGGAGATGTACTGGGGAGCAGCGTCGACAGTATTGCACTATCGCCGGACGGGGAGGCGGCATACATATCGTCGAATGGGCTGGCGTACTGCGATTATAGCGCGGCGGGAAAAGAAATCCCTACCATCGGGACGGACACAAGAAGCAATGCCTACATCAAGGCGCTGGAGGAATAGCCATGCGGGATAGAATCGGCACAAACGATCTCGCAAACGGGGCCGTCCGCTACGGGGTGTATGACGCGGCGGGAAGCCTTCTGCGGTATGAATGGCTTCGCCCGGAGGACGAGCCGCTGGAAGCCGGGACGCCGCTCACGGCCGGGAACCTGCTGACGGCACAGAGCGCTGCAAAGATCTGGCGAGCGGGCGACGCACCGGCGAACCCGATGGTAAATGAGGCATTCGGGAAGCTGTCGGAGCCGAATTATCACGTCGGCGATATCCTTACGACCGTCCGCGTCCTCTCTGCCCCGTGGCACGCGTGCGATGGCTCAACCTTCGATCAGACTGCATACCCGGCCCTCTACGCCGTCCTCGGCGGCACGACGCTGCCGACGATCAGCTATTCCAGCGATACCACCACCTACATCAAAATGGCGGACGATTAGCCCGGCAAATAAAAGAGAAAGGTACAGAAAAATGGACACCAAAACCATCATCGTCACCCTCGCCTGCGCCGCGCTTGGCTCATCCGCGCTGACGGCGGTAGTCAATGCCATCGTCAGCGCGATACAGAAAAAGCGCGGCAAGGCCACATCGCAGGATACGCACCTTGCAGAGATCGACAAAAAGCTCGGGAAAATGCAGGAGCATCAGGATGAGCAGTATTTGGCTATCCTCCGCCTCACGATCATGAGCGAGGAAATGCCAATGGCTGAACGTCTGATTGCCGGGCAGAAATACGTCACACTCGGCGGGAACGGCGACGTGAAGAAGTTTTTACACCAGCTGGAGGCGCAATGCGGGCATAGCAATGGAGTTTAGCAAGAAATGGCTGATTTGCAGCGCGCTCGTCAGCCTCGCGCTCATCATCGCCTGCGCGGCAGGCGCAGGCCTGACGGAGATCACGCTTGCGGTGCTGGCCGAAACAACGGCTTCCAGCGGCTTTTACCTCTGGAAAGCCAAGAACGAGAACCGCGCGAAGTACGCGCAGAAGTACATGGATAAATGGGCCGCAAAATACGGCCCGGAAGCGGCAGCACGCATCGCAGAGATCGTGCTGAAGGACTGAAAGGAGTATACTTAATGAAAAAACTGTTTATCTCTCAGCCTATGAAGGAAAAGACCAACGAGGAAATTCGGAAAGAACGTGAAGATGCGATCTTCTGCGCAAAGGAGCTGATGGGCGATGAAATCGAAGTAATTGACAGCTTCTTTGAAAACGCTCCGGCGGAGGCAAGGCCACTGTGGTATCTTGGCGAATCGCTGAAACTGCTGTCTACGGCTGACGTTGCGTACTTCGCCTCCGGTTGGAAGAACGCCCGCGGCTGCAAGATCGAGCATATCTGTGCGGAGCAGTACGGCATCAATATCGTGGAAGCGTGAAAGGAGCATACATATGGAAAACATCAAGAAGCGGCTCGGCAATCTGCTGAGCGTCAAATCTATCGTCACGCTGGTGCTGACGGCGGTATTTGCGTACATGGCAGTCGCCGGGAAGATCTCGCAGGACTTTATGATGGTGTATACCGTCGTGATCGCGTTTTACTTTGGAACACAGAGCCAGAAAGCGCAGGACGCGATTGACAACGCCACGAAGGAGGATGCGCAGAAATGAGTATCAAAATTGGGCAGGCCAGTCTTGGAGAAACCGGAGGACGCAACCAGCAGCCCGGCAACCAGACCGGGCGGGAGCTGAATATCTCCAACTGGTACAATGGCCGCTGGCTCGGCATCTTGCGCTACAAGAGCCGCAAAAAGGCCGAGCTGGCCGCGCAGACGTGCGAGGCGGCCATTAAGAACCGGAACATCGGCTACGACATGGACAACAGGAACACGGCGTATGAGGCCGCCAGAGCCGTCGGGTGGGACGTGAGCAGGATCGCAAAGCCTGTGGAGACGGACTGCTCCGCGCTCATGATGCTCTGCGCTGTGGCCGCAGGCTGCGCGTCGGTAGAAGCGCTCTACCGTCGGCAGGGCAACAGCTGCACGACATACTGCATGCTGCACGATTGGCCAGCAACGGGAGATTTTGTGCTGCTGACCGGCAGCAAGTATCTGACGACGGACGCCAATCTCCTGCGCGGGGACGTGCTGGTAAGCGAGGGCCATACCGTGATGGCCCTCGAAGATGGAAAAAATGCAGAGGAGGAAACTGAGATGGTAGAAAAGAGCAAAATCATCGTGGACGGCAAGGAAGTCGCCGTTGAGCGCATCCTGAAAGACGGCACGAACTACGTCAAGGTGCGCGATCTGGCCGCCGCGCTGGATCTCGAAGTCAGCAACAAGGGCAATATCGCCGTGCTGAATCACAAGGAAAAGTAAGGAGGCGGGGCCTATGTCGCCGCAGGCGCGGGCCAAGCTGCCGCCAGAGCTGGGCCGCCTGACCCGCAAGGATATGGAGGCCGTGATCTATCAGGCCAATCTTGGCCGGGAAAATGAGAAGATCGCGCAGCTCTATTTTGTGGATAAGCTTCCCCAGGTAGATGTTGCAACAGAGCTGTTTCTGGGCCGCGCCACGGTCCAGCGCCGCCTGCCGGAGATCATGCGGGAGATGCAGCGGACATCCAGCAAACTGTATAACTGAGATAAGCGCCGAGAAATCGGCGCTTATTTTTTGAAAAAACTATTGACATATACGGTATTACGGTATATAATAGGTGCATAAGATGAAGCAAAACAAAACCAACTACGGAGGGTACAGCGATGGCAAAGGCGAAGATCACTTGCAAATGCGAAATCTGCGGAGGCACGTTCGAACACGTCCGCACTTGCGTAAACCGCAGCGACGCAGATTCCTATGCAGAATGGGCTGCGGAACACGTTACTGTTTGCCCGTCCTGCTATGCCGCAGCAAAAAAGGCAGAGGCGGCGTCTAAACTGAATGCGTACATTGCCGAGAACTTCGGTGCCGAGCATCCGCTTCCCAAGATCAGCGGCGTTTCCGAAAAGCAGATTTCCTATGCAGAGGCCCTGCGCGACGAATTCATCTCTCGTGATCTTGCGGGCTGCCACGTAAAGCTCGCCAGATTCTTCGCGGTGGAAGATAAAGTCCGGCTCGAAAACATGAGTGAAGAATGGCACGCCGCAGCAGAGAAGCGAGCGGAATCGGAAGGCCTGTCCGTCGAAGCATGGTTCACGAAAAACCGCCCGGCAATCGTAGCCCGCACTTCCAAGATTACAATCGTCGATGTTGTAAAAAAGCTTGAGCTGATCGTAACGGAGTCCAACGCGTCGAAGCTCATTGACGCGTTGGGCTGAGAAGGAGGAAACAACAATGGAAAACGTAGAGGAAATCACCAGAATCATGAAGGCCGGAAGCGCCGCCGGTCGCGCGCAGGAACCGATGCGGTTTGAGACGCAGGAGGAACGCAACGCATGGTATGAGGAACAAACGGAAATTCTGGCGAAGGTTATGGCTCCAGTAGGAGACGAACCTTACGACAAGAACCTGCAAGGGCATAAGATTGCGGACCGTTTCGCGGATATCCATACATTCGAAATCTACAGACTTACCAATATCCGATACATTATCGGAGACTTTGAAACTTATGAAGAGTACGCGGCTCACTGCTGGGCGGAGGAAGAAGCCTGGTTTGATAAGCTGCGAGCAGATTTAGAGGAGGAATAAAAAATGATTGCACATCTTTACCGCATCCGTTCTGATTTCCGGAACGTTCCGGACAAAATCATCATTAAGGCGAAGGCGAAGGAAAACTTCCCCGGTACTTGGCTCCACGCCGAAGTTGAACTTCCGGATTTTATCCGGGTGGCCGAAACCGAAGCCGGTGACGGATTCCTGTTCACGCAGGATGAAACTATTATGAACGTTTATATCGAAGATGCGGAGCGCTTGGACGGTGACGCAATTAAGGGAACGGTGAGCATCCGCAGCGCAAGCGGACGTATGCTTGCGAAGTGCGTCGCCATGTGGCGATGAGAACAGGGGAGGTTTTTCTAGATGAAATACGCTGGAGAATGGACAGTCCGCGGCGCGTTGAAGCATGACGGCATTTTCACACTCAATGGGCCGGATGATAGTAAGCTCTATCTGCCCGTTGGGGCGGAGGGCTGGAATGATGGAGGAAACGCCTTCAACCTTCTCACGCAGGAATTTGAGTCGATTCCTGCACACGCGGATGTTTTTGAGATTGACATCCTGCGTAGCCGCGCAAATTGGGAGGCCGCCGATGCCGAGTGAGGCCCAAAAGCGCGCCCGCGACAAGTGGGACGCCACAAACATGACGCTGGTAAGCTGCAAGATGCGGCGCGACCTTGCTGACGATTTTAAGTCTGCCGCAAAAGCAAACGGCACAACGCCCAGCGCCTTGATCCGTGGGTGGATCGACGGATATATGCAGCAAAACAAGCCCGTGGAATAACCGCGGGCTTAAATTTTGAACCAAATTGATACACAACTGAGGCACAAGAAGCAGCAAAAAGGCCCATACTGAACACATCAAAGGAGTGTTCGGTATGGGCTTTTCTTATTTTAATCCAAACCCCGCCGGGCTGAAAGTCGGGGACTGCACCGTCCGGGCCATCGCAAAGGCGACCGGGAAGAGCTGGGACGAGGTGTATATCGGATTGTGCCTGCAAGGACTCATCATGGGAGATCTGCCGAGCGCAAACAGCGTATGGAGCGCTTACCTCCGGCAGCAGGGCTTTACCCGGAACGTAATCCCGAACACGTGCCCGGACTGCTATACCGTCGCGGATTTCTGCGCAGATCATCCGCGCGGCGCGTATGTGTTGGCGTTATCAAGCCACGTTGTGTGCGTGGAGGATGGGACGTATTTTGATACATGGGATTCTGGGAGTGAAATCCCACTGTTTTATTGGGCAAAGGAGGAAGCATGATGTTTGGACAGCAGCCGTATGTGTATCAGCAACCGATTTACAATCAGCCGCCCATGCCGCAGATGCAGGAGCCGCAGATGCAGATGTGTCCGCAGTATCAGCCCGCGCCGCAGATGCCGGCTTACCAACCGCAGCCCCAGCAGCCGCAGAATCAGTCGATCATCTGGGTTCCGAACGAGCAGGCGGCGAACGACTTTATTGTCGCGCCTAACAACGCCGTTACGCTCTGGGATATGAATGCGCCTGTCGTGTACGTGAAAAAGGCTGACGCGAGCGGGAAACCGGCCATGACGACCTACGATCTCGTAGAGCGTGCACAGGCCGCACCAGCGCCCGCAGCGCCGCGAAGGGACATGAGCGAGGAATATGTGACCCGCCGTGAGTTTGAGGAGCTGGTAGCCAAGCTGACGGCCCCCAGCGCCAGACCGGCGAGAAAGGCAAAGGAGGCTGAAAGCGATGGCTAATCCCCTGTTTCAGGCCCTCGGCGGCGGACAGATGCCCGGCCCGATGGGGCAGTTCCAGAACATGATACAGCAGTTCCGGCAATTCCAGAACAGCTTTCAGGGTGACCCAAAAGCAGAGGTCGAAAAGCTTGTGCAAAGCGGGAAAATCTCGCAGCAGCAGTTGAATCAGCTGCAGCAGGTGGCGGGGCAATTCCGGCAGCTGCTGCAATAGTTCGGGAATTCCGAACAGTTGAACGATCAAAATCGTGGCCACGATTGAGATAAATCTTTTGAATCTACGAAAGGAATGAAAAATATGAGTTTGAATGACGGCGCCCCGACCATGACAATGCCCGTCGCGCCTACCGGTATGACAGGCGGCGGCTGGGGCGGCTTCGGCGGCGATAATGGCTGGTGGTTCATCATCCTGTTCCTTGCCATTTTCTGCGGCTGGGGCGGCAATGGAAACGGCTTCGGCAACAACGGCAGAAATTCCGGCGGCGTTGTAGACGGCTATGTGCTGGCCTCTGACTTCTCCAACATCGAGCGCAAGATCGACAGTGTAAATCAGGGACTTTGCGACGGATTTTACCAGCAGGCGCAGCTTGTCAACGGCGCCAACATGGCGATGGCAAACGGCTTTGCTCAGGCCGAGCTTTCCCGCTGCAACCAGCAGGCCGCGCTCATGCAGCAGCTTAACGCGATGCAGATGCAGGCGCAGGAGTGCTGCTGCGAAAACCGCGCTGCAATCGCCCAGGTGCGCTATGACATGGCGACGCAGGCGTGCGACACCCGCAACACCGTGCAGAACACCACCCGCGACATCATCGACGCCATGAACTGCGGCTTCCGCAGCATCGATCAGCGTCTGACGGCGCAGGAGCTTGCGGCGAAGGACGCGAAGATTGCCGAGCAGAACCAGCAGCTTTTCGGCTACCAGCTGGCGGCGTCGCAGGCGGCACAGAACAATTACCTTGTTTCCACGCTTCGCCCGAGTCCCAGCCCGGCCTATGTTGTAGCGAATCCGTACTGCTGCAACAGCGGCTACAACTACGGCTGCGGCGGCTGCGCGGCGTAACAACTCCATACCGTAGAGCTTTTTCGTGGCCTCACGAAAATGATCGGCCCCATTGCCGATACTCGATAGCAACGCGGCGGGGCAATCGTCCCGCCGCTGTATTTTTATGAAAGGAATGATTTTATGGCAACATATAAGGAACTCAAGAAGAAATTCATCGATCACCTGATGGGCGTGGATCTGTACAAGATGAACATCACGGATCTCTACACATACGCCTGTATCCTGAAAACGGTGGACGAAATGGAGCAGCCGAGCTGCGCAGAGGCGATGAAGACGGCGATGGAGCCGATTTTGAACTACTGCAAAGCAGGCAATTCGGGAAGCGGGGTGTTTGGGATTGGCTGAGTTTACAAATTCCAACGTCGTCGGCGTCGCCGCCGGGCAGAACGTCCCGCTGACGGAAACAGCAGTGAGCAGCAAGCCGTGCATCGTGCACCGCGAGGGCAGCGGTCTGGTCACGCTGCGCGGGCTGACAAATCAGTGCAGAGCGAGTTTCAAAGTCTCCTACGGCGGCAACATCGCAATTCCAACCGGCGGCACAGTCGAGGCAATCACAGCCGCACTTGCCATCAACGGTGAAGCCCTGGCAAGCGCGACGGCGACTGTGACACCGGCAGCGGTAGAAAACTACTTCAACGTTTATGTGTCCGCACAGGTGAGCGTGCCGAGAGGCTGCTGCCTGACGGTAGGTATGCGGAACACCAGCACGCAAACGGTTAATTTTGCAAACAGCAATCTTACCGTCGAGCGCGTAGCATGAAAGGAGGAAGCGATATGTATGATCTGAGGAATCTCCGCGAAATGCTCTGCAAAGAGCTGGACGAAATTGCCGAGAAGCGGGAAATGTCCGCAGGCGACCTCGACGCGATCCAGAAATTGACCAGCTCCATCAAGAATACCTACAAGATCGAGATGGCTGAAGACGGCGGCTATTCCCGCGATGGCGAGTGGGAGGCGGATATGCGCGGTACTTACGGCCGGGGCAGCTCTTACCGTGGCCGCCGCCGTGACGCAATGGGCCGCTATACCCGCGCTGATGCCCACGAGCATATGCGCGCGCAGCTGGACGATATGATGCGCGACGCGGACGACGATAAAACCCGTGACGCGATCCGCCGCTGCATGGAGCAGATCGAGCGGGCATAAGGAGGCGCGATATGCTGGATAAAGCCGAGATCCGCAAGGAGATAGCGCGGCTGGAATATGAGGAATCCAGCTATCCCAATTATGCCAAACTGGCAGATCTTTATGTGATACGCGATAAGATGCAGGAAGAGGAACGGGGCGATGGCGGTAGGCATGTGGGTTCCTACTCCGGCGCTCCCGCCCCTGTGACCGCAGAACCGGCTACCGTGGGCGAGTACGGGGACAGTGAGTTTTTACTTGCGGTAGCTGGGAAAGACCCGGCAAAGGCTTGGGCGGTCGTTGATGAACTTATGGACACATTATCGCTTGTGAACCGAAAAGTCTATGATTCCATGCTTCGGAAAATAAAGTCCATGTAGCAAAAAATAGGGGAGTCCCCTCGCATTGCACTGAATTTGTAGCATACAATGTAGCATACGGGAAATGATTTTATGTTACAGAGCGTGTCATAACGTGATTTTTCGCTTTTTGAAAATACGCAGAAAATGGGGCGAAAAGCATAAAAAAGTACCGATTTTAGCTTTAAAACAGCTAAAATCGGTACTTTGGCGCGGAAGGAGAGATTTGAACTCTCGCGCGCTTTTTAGACGCCTACTCCCTTAGCAGGGGAGAAAAAACCATTGAAAACACTGGGGAAATTGGCATTTGTAACATATTTTGTAGCATACAGAATTCACTCTGGCGATTCGTTTTGCAACTGATTTACGGCATCGACCATGCCTTTCATGTCCGGGTGTACATACCGTTGGGTAGTCGTTATCTTCGTGTGGCGCATGATTTCCTTGATCGTAAACGGGTCGATATTTTTCATCGCGAGGGCTGTAGCGGTTGTATGGCGGCATGAGTAAGGTGGTAGCTTTTGCACTCCGGCAAGCTCCAAACACTCATAATATCTCTTGTAAAAATTATCTTTGTTTATGCAGCAGATATTTCCGACGCGCGATTTGCTTTCTTCGCATAGTTCATGCAGCACCGGCGCAACGAAATCCGGGAAGACCATAGGCGTTTCCTTCCGCTTCTTTGTCTTTATGCCGCCTCGGACGATCTCATTCTTTTCAAAGTCAATCATATCTTTCTTGAGCTTCAGAAGCTCACCGGGCATCATGCCGGTATAAATCATCGTTAAAATAAACCCAACGAAGTGGTCTTTTGCATACGCTTCCCATAGCTTTTTTACGTCGGCGTCGGTAAACGGTTCCGGCGATTTCTCTTCCAATTCCGGAAGCTTTATGTACTTTGCAAGATTCACGGTTGTCTGCTTTTCTGCGATTGCGAGGTTATAACAGTGGGAAAGGACGGTTTTCATATCTTTCCGTGTGTAATAGGTGCTGGCGTTGCGGTCGATAACATCCTGTATCTGCGCGATGGTAAGCGCGTCTATCTCACGGTCGGCGATTTCTCTCATGCGCTCGAAAGCCTTTTCCGCCGCTCCCTGACGATCAGCCGATAAGGACAGATAATCCCCACGCAGATATGTTTTGTAGTATTCTCTGAGAGTGGGGATTCGCTGCTCTTCCTTCGGAGGGTTTGCTGCATATTGGAGCGCGGCACGCTTTGACGTAAAGCCTCCCTTTGTCTTCATCTTTTGATGGAGTTTGCCGTTTTCGTCAAGGTACGTCTTTTCAGTCCACCGGGCAGTCCACGTTTTCCCACGCTGGTAGGCGCTTCCCTGCCCGTTCCCGCGTGTCCGGTTTCGCCGCGCTTCCTGTTTTTTTCCGCACCAGCAACAGTAGGGCGCGCCGTCTGGGATTTCTTTTTTACACTTGATGCACTCCATGCTTCCCTCCACGTTCTTTTCGGATCGCGTAGAAAGTAATTGCCGAAGCCAGCGCTGAACCTACGATCAGGGCAATGCAAACCCATGCAGCTACGGACAAATCTCCATCGCGAATGAGGCCTGCGCTCCGACTCTGCGCATCCGTCACAAGGCAGGCAATCAGGGAAAAGGAGAGCAGCATACAAAACAGGGCGAGGACGTAACACATTGTATGTGTAGACTTTATCTGTGCGCTTTGCGCGGCCGCTGTTGCCTCCAGCTTGGCGTTTTCAAGCTCGACATGATGGATCTGCTTGGTCAGCTTTTCCGGGCTTCCGACGCGATTTTCAAGGCCGAACAGCTCGTCGAGCGACAACCCGAGCGTTTTGCATAGCGCAGCCGAGTTGTAAAGCCGTGGATCCGCTTGTGTTCCAGCGTATAATCGGCTCACGGCAGAGAAGGAAACGCCGGACTCGTTCGACAGCTCCTCCAACGTCATCCCGCTTGCATCTTTTGCCCTTCTGATCTTCCCCTGATACGCGCCGATAAACGGCGCGAGATCCTGTATTGCGGACATGATTACGCCTCCATTCGTAAGTTTCAGTTTTATTTCTTACATTTTCCATATAAAAATGCAAAACATGTGACAAGAACGCAGGATTCGCCCTTTTCTTACAAACATTATCTGGTACAATGAAAACGTAGCAGATAGTTCCTGAATCCTGCATCTGCTGAAATGGCCCCACCGTATGTTCCAGATACGATGGGGCCGGTCAAACCGAATATTATATCAAATCATCAGTCCCATAACCTGTACACCATCTGGTTCCTGATTCCCAAAAATAACGCGGTCTGTTTGTTTATAATGCCATGTTGATTTTTAGAACAATCGTTCTATAATAAATGTCAGGAGGAAAAAATATGGAGTGCATCAACATCCGGGTAAACAACGGGAAAGTGGACGTGACAGTAGACGGCGCGAAGCTGACAGACGTGCACAGCGTCAGCGTGGACTACATCAAGGGCGTGCCGCTGCTCTTTTCCTGCGTCGCCGACATAGGCCGGGAGCAGGACGAGCGGCGGGAGCCGAGGATCCTGCACTAGTCATAGTACTCCCGGTTTTGTAATGTACTATAATTTTATCACCAGAGTTTTACAGGCTCAAGGTCAAAACTGCACAAAAAGAAACGATAGAATTTGGAAGTTAAGAAAAGGAGGGCGCAAAATGCTTTGTATTCAGGATGATCTGTGCTATAATAAGGGTGAAGAAATTGCGCCCGCTGATATTGGCTTTCAGTATTTAATGGAACTTACATCAGAGGAAAAACGAGAACTAATTAGAATATGGAAGGAGCGAAACAATGTTTCTGAGCAAGGAAAAGTACGATAATATTATGCTGCAGTTGTGCAGAATCAGGACTGAAATTTCTACAAAAGATGAGTGCGGAGAAGCGTGCCGGATGTGCGAACACGCGATCGGCGCGGCCAGCCCAGGCGGCGACATCGTGCTTGTCTGTGAAAAAAAGCTTAAAGCAGTTTGCAGCGACTTTAGCCCTCGGATCCTGACAGACATTTGTTCAGGAAATTCCAGAAATGTTCAGACGTAAGCATCCCGAGCAGGAATGAGATTACTGCAATCACTAGGTCATGGATTCGACTAGCCTTTGTGGACTTCTTCCGCTGATCAATATACGCCAAGTAGTCCTTCCCGCGTTCTTCTATTTCAATTGCGCAGGACGCGCCAAACGATAACACAGGGACACCATCTTTGCTGGGGATTGGGTGCAGATTTGCAAGTCCAAAATGTTTCAGCCTATTTGCGGTCTGGAAAATATCATCCGTCGCAAATATTCTGCTATCTGCCAACGCTTTAAGCATTTTTCTTTCATCTTTGTTCAACTCGATTTCCGAAAACGGAAGGTTGCTTGCATCATCCATTCTGCTTTCTCCGGTTCTTTAGCATACGCGCCATTTCGAGCAAATCACGTCGCTCATTTTCATCCGCAGAACTCCAAATTTCACGGAGTTCTGCGGTTTCGCTATCTTCGGCCCCATCCTTCGGGATGGGGTCTTTTTTTATGCCCGCAGACGGGTCATCGGTTTCGCCGGTCAAGTAGGCGATAGTTGTTTCGAGAGCATTGGCTACAACTGACAGGTTTGCATAGTTCGGAACGCGGCCATTCTTCCACCACTTTCCGATTGTGCCGTTCCCCATTCCGAGCCGACTTTCAAGGGCGGCAATGCTTGTTCCTCTACTCTTACATAGTTCTTTTAGACGTAAATGCAAATCCATAAAAATAATTAGACAAAAATCAGATTTTCTTCTTGACAATGCGACTTAAGTCTATTATACTTAGACGTGTGAAGGGTACAAAAAACCTAGCCCCTCACCAAGACGGACTTTCAGAAGATATTTAATTGCCTTGACACGCTTATATTAGACTATCTTCTAATCTCTGTCAAGTAGTATTCGTACAGATTGGAGGGATTTTTTTGATTTATGAGAATGTCAAGCGCATCTGCGAGAAGCACAAAACGAACATCGCGACCGTAGAAAAGGCGTGCGGCATTGCCAACGGCACAATCGGAAAGTGGGCAGGCAAGGACGCTTCCCCGCGCATCGACACTGTAAAAGCGATTGCAGACTATTTCGGCGTATCGGTCGATTCGCTGCTACAGAAGCCGGGGAAAAGGAGGGGCGCGAAGTGCCATTGACCGTCAATGATATCCGGGCAATGTCAAAGCCCACAATCCTCGCAAGCGAGGCGGCGCAGGTGCTTGGCTGTACCCCGCAATGGCTTCGCTTGATGGCGAGGGAACAGCCTGAAAAGCTGGGCTTCCCGGTCTGCTGCACAAGCAAGCACAGAGTAAAGATCCCGAGAGAGCCGTTTTTGCGGTTTCTCGGAGCATGAGGAGGAACAAATGAAAGTTAGATTAACATTTTTGGAGCAGGTTCTTGGCACATGGCCGAGCAACGAGAACATTGCACGGGACTTTATCGCAAGCAAGGCCCCGGACGCAAGCACGATCGAGGATGAGATTGCAGCGCTGGGCGCGGACGCTGTTGCCGAAAAGGGCAAAACCGTTTTCCCGCGTACCGACGGGCAGCCGATTCTGTACGATTATCAGGTCAAAGGCTTTTTCAAAGACGCCTGCGGTATGCTGGCACGCGTGAAATCCAAGAAATCCAGCGCCCTGAAAGCCTATAAGAAGATCATCGACGGCCTGATCTTTGTAGAGCCGCGCATGATTCCCATTGAGGTCAACGGCGAGGTCGGCGAATGCCAGAGGCCGCTTCGCGCACAGACCGCACAGGGCGAGCGAGTCAGCCTTGCGAACTCCGAGGAGATCCCGGCAGGCAGCTCCATCGAGTTTGATATCGTGATGCTCGACGAAAAGGCACACAAGGAAGCAGTGCTTGAATGGCTGGAGTATGGCCGCCTGCGTGGCATCGGCCAGTGGCGGAACTCCGGCAAGGGCAGATTTACCTACGAGGTTCTGAATGGTTAAGTGCAAGGGTGAGGCCACGCAGGGACTTGCGAGGGAAGCGCGTCGCTGAGAGCAGCGGCGAACGGCAACGGAATTGCTTCGTACCGATGGGCGTAGATGCGCAACGGCAGTGTTTAGCGGTGATAGGCGCAGCAAAGGAAAAGCATGGAAACGCTCAGGAATACAATGAACTGCAATGGCTTGGCTTAGTGTGGCAAAGAACGGCAAAGGCAAGGAATGAATAGCCCAGCAACGCAGGGGCATGGCAAATCATCGAAGGCTACGCGCAGCTACGGCGCAGCAACGAATGCAAAGCAGGGGAAAGGCCACGCAGGGCAACGCCAAGCAGCGGCAACGAATTGCGAAGCAACGAACAGAAATCGAAAAAAGGAGAGGATAGCATGAGAACAAACCTTGCCGTGGAAACGACCGAGGAGCGCCGGGAACGGCTGCGGGAGGAATTGGAGGCCCGCAGGGCGGCGCGGCGGATCGTCAAAGGGATGTGCCTTTGGGTAAGCGGCGCGGCGATGATCCTGTCGGCGGTGGCCGGGATGGCGGAAATGACGTATGAATGCGTTCTGACCGGTCTGGTCGCACTGGCAGCGCTGCTGTACGGGCTGGCATGACGGAAGCGGATCTGCTGAAGACTCCCTGCGAGATATGCAGAGAGCGCGGGCTATGGAGCTCCGGCTGCACCACAGACGGCCGATTCTCCTGCGGCATCTATTGGGAGATCCTGTTTGAGCAATGGGACGCAACCTGCAAGCTCATCCGTGAGCGCACGGGCAAAAAGAAATGACCCCTGCCGCGTTGCAGCGCGACAGAGGCCGAAATGAAAGGACATTATGTCGGCTTCTATTATAAGCCAGAAAGGAACCTATGTCAAGTTTAACGGATTCCCGCGTCCGGCACGGCGCAAAGGCCTGCGTCGACGCGGTACATCGGGCCGACTACCCGAAGTTTAATAAGGTTCTGCTTTCGCAATGCGAACACCCGGAGAAATACGGTGTCAGGCTAGAACCCGACGCAGCTGCGGCGATCAAGGCGCTGGACGCGCCCAAGAACCGCAGCGATAAGCGCCGGAAGATGAACCGGTATTATTTCCGGCTGACGGACGGCGGCGCAGAAGTTCTGCAGCAGCTCTGCGAGGCTATGCACTGTGCAAGCGTGCAGAGCCTGTGCGAAAAGCTCTTGGAAAAGGAGGCGAAACGCCGTGGGATACGATGGTGAGAACCTCTATCTCGGCATCGACGAGCCGGAGCCGGTAATCGTCGGCAAGTGCGCATACTGCCGGGAAGACATCTATGAAGGTACTGAGTGCTTCTGCTGCAACGGAGTGCTGGTACATACGGAGTGCTTCGGGGACTATGTGCAGGATGAGTACAGCGAATCGGAACTGGCCGGGGCGCTGGGATTTGAGCAGAAAACAGCACAATGAGGAAACATGAAAGTTTACAAAGGGACAGACAGGCAAATGAAATGCCATGGAATGCAATACACGCTGGGCGAAACCGCTGTTTTTGATGGAGAGCCGCATCTTTGCAGGGCTGGCCTGCACGCGTGCGAACAACCGATTGATGTGCTGAACCACTACGCACCGAATGCAAGCCGGTACTTTGAGGCAGATGCCGAAGAAGTAACTGACGAGCGTGAATCGGATGATAGTAAAATCGTCGCGAAAAAAATGACGTTGAAAGCTGAGATTGGCGTTCCCGGCCTCGTGAAAGCGCAGATCGAATATGTCAAGAACCAAATCGGATTTGAGGACGCGATCAAGCGCGCAAACGCCGAAAAAGAGAATCATGCCACAGGCAATCAGGGCGCAGCATCGGCCACAGGCAATCGGGGCGCAGCATCGGCCACAGGCTATCGGGGCGCAGCCTCGGCCACAGGCGATCGGGGCGCGGCCTCCGCCACAGGCTATCAGGGCGCAGCATCGGCCACAGGCTATCAGGGCGCGGCCTCCGCCACAGGCTATCAGGGCGCAGCATCGGCCACAGGCGATCAGGGCGCGGCCTCGGCCACAGGCGATCGGGGCGCGGCCTCCGCCACGGGCTATCAGGGCGCGGCCTCGGCCACAGGCGATCAGGGCGCGGCCTCCGCCACGGGCAAAGCCGGTGTTGCTCTTGCAGCTGGATATGAGTGTAAAGCAATGGGTGCTCTTGGCTGCGCGATCTGCTGTGTCGAGCGCGGCGAATGGGACGGGGAGGCACATCCGATTATTGCTGTCAAGGCGGCAATTGTCGACGGCGAGAAGATCAAGGCCGATACCTGGTATCGGCTGAAGAACGGTGAATTTGAGGAGGTAAGGTAAATGGCAATCAAGAAACCCGCTGAACTGGATTTCAGCAACAAGAAATTCATGTGCATCATTTCCGGGCAGCCCGGATTGGGCAAGACGACACTGGCCCTTTCGGCCCCGAAGCCGTTTCTGTTCGACACGGACAATGGCATTGCCCGCGTCAGGCCGGAGCAGCGCGGCGTGACGTCTGTGGTGGAATCCTACGAAGAAATGCTTGGCGATATGGACTCCGACGAATACAAGGCGGCTGAGTCCGTCGTGATCGATACCGGCGGTATGCTGGTACAGCTGATGAAGGACTGGGCAAAGAAGCAGGACAGCAAGGCCACGAAGGATGGGCGCGCCATGTACGGCGTGATCAAATCCGAGTTCGACCGGCTGTGTTACCAGATCCGCGCAAAGGACAGGAAGCATTTGATCGTGGTGTTCCACACGACGGAACAGCAGAAGGGCGACACCATCCAGACGCGCCTTTCCTGCGAGGGCGGCGCAAAAGATATCGTCTGGACGCCTGCGGACTTCGGCGGCTATATGTTCATGATGGGCAACAAGCGCATGATCGGCTTTACACCGACAGACGAATACTTTGCAAAAGGCTGCTTCGGTGTGCGCGGCGTGATGCAGCTGCCGGAACTCAAGCCCGGCCAGAAGTCCACGTTCCTAACAGATCTGTTCCGTAAGGCGCAGGAGGATATCAATGCGCAGGCCGCAATCTACAACGGTGAGAAAGCAGCCTACGACGCAGCAATGAAATCCGGGCGCGCCTTTATCGCCCTTGTCGGCGACCCCGAAACAGCGCTCAAAGCACGAGAAGGGCTTGCAAAGATCGAGCACGCGCTGACGAGCGCGGCAGAACTCGGCGCAGAATTCAAGCGCAAATGCAAAGAGCTTGGGCTGAAATACGATAAGGAGGCTGGGGCCTATGTATTGGTTGACACAAAGCCTGCTGAGCAGCTGGAAGCACTTTCTTGATGCGGATGATGCGTATGCGGACGCGGCGCTGTCCTCCTTCCTCTCCACGCTTCGGCGTGAAGAGAAGGAAACAACGCAGGCGATGCAGGCTGGCATTGACTTCGAGGCGGCGATCAACAGCACGGTTGCTGGCGTACCAATTGAGCCTGTCAGCGAGAAATACGACCGGGCTGTAGCAAAGTTTTCCCGTATCTGTACAGGAGGTCAACCGCAAGTGCCGGTTGCCGGACGGCTTCGTGTGGCGGGCTTGGATTTCCAGTTATACGGCGTCTGCGACTACGTAAAGGCCGGAATCATCTACGATATCAAGCGTGTACAGCGGTACGAATACGGCAAGTACCTGCACAGCCCGCAGCACCCGATGTATCTGCATCTGCTACCCGGCGCGTCGAAATTTACATATCTGATCTTCGACGGCGCGAACACTTACGCGGAAACGTACCGGCGCGGCGATTTCGAGCCTATCGAAGATACGATTTCATGCTTTATCAACTGGCTTTTGGCAAACGGTTATATCAACGATTATTTTACACATTGGGAAATGAACACTGAAAGGATGGACAAGATAGATGGGATTTAAAGCAGTAAAGAATGATGGCGGTCTGATGAAGGCTGGCGATTATGAGTGCTATTTGAAATCGTGCGGCTACAGCGTAACGAAGAACGGAAACGAATGCATCAAGTTTGACTTCGTCGTCCGTGAGGACGTCGAGCAGGAATACCAGAAGAAGCACATCTTCAAGAACTTCTGGCCCGACCGCGACACCGGGGAGTACGACGCCGACAAGATCGGCAAATATGCAAATGCGCTTGGCATTGAGCCGGGCACCGATTTTGAACTTGACGATCTGGTAGGCCGCAACTGCATTTTGCACATGGAGCCGTTTGAGGGCAATGACGGTGTGACGCGCGACTGTATCCGGTATCTCAAGCCCAGCAAGGCAGACTCCTTTGTAACGCCCGCACCGGCCAGCGCAGAGGAGTTCAAACAGCTTGACGAAGGCGACGACGAACTGCCGTTCTGAGGGCTGAAATATGCCGAACAGAATTATTCGGGAAAGCATCTGCACAAGCGATAGCGTCGACAAACTCTCGTGGTTTGAAGAAGTTCTGTTTTATCGGCTCATTGTAAACTGTGATGATTTCGGACGCTTTGACGGGAGAGCGGCGGGGGGGGGAAA